TATGAGTTGCATTATTGGGATTTGATCCCTTATGTTCCCAGGTAGAAGGTATTACAACTGCGGTATTGGGTACGTAGGGGGTATATTCGTATCTTTCCTTTATGGGATTATAGCAGACAAACTCCCCACCCCAATTAGTATTCCAGTCATAATTAGTGAATAATACTACAGTAGTGAAGGAGGGGATGTCTGCATCATAATGCATCATCGATGGTTGACCACAGGTTTGACCGTTTATATGTGCCCTATAGAAGTATAGTTTAGACTTAACTAACCTCCTGACTTTATAACTAATGTAGGTAGCGATGTCCATATAAACTAACGGATCATTCACATCATCATATTTCTTACCCCATGATTCATAAGTATCATTTGGGTTATCTCCCTCTGATACATTTCCATACTCCCAACCACTCCTTAGATCGTCATGTAGTCTATTAAACTTATTAATTGGTAGAACGTCTTTTAGTATAATAGATTCAGTTAAAGTCACCATATTCATAATAAAATAATATATCAGGGATTGGTTACCCTAGTATTTGCAACACGAAGAGTCTTAGGATTCACAAACTCAGAATTGAATCCATATGTATTAATTTCTCTCATGTCATTGAGGAACTGACCAATATAACCCTTCTTCAATACATACAGTTCTCTCTTACTATCGTTGAGATCGGTTTCGTATGCGTAGTTGGTAACTGGTTCGGTGGGGTTAATAATATTACCCTGATGTTGTGGGTCAGGATCAGGAATAGTAAAATCTTTATCCACTGTCAATCCAGCCGGTAGAATAATTCTTGACTCACCGTCCCTTACTTCTGTAGTTTGATAATACTTAACACGATTCATACCCAACTCACCATCATACTTCTCCACACAAAAATCATAGAGTTGTTGAGAAGATAGTGGCCAGTCATTGGGCATGTTAGTAATTTCACCCACTATACGAATAACCCAGTCTAAACCAGGATCACCATATAGTTTCAGAGCAATCTGATCTGGCCTCTCATTCTCTTCAATAATATACTTATTAAAAATGGTTAGTATATTCTGTAGATCGTCACGAAGTTTTCCCCTAACGAAGATATTCTTCATTAGAATATAATCATCTGACCCTGTACTATCAGATAAGAAGTTTTCGTATTCTATATTAGGTAGTTCTCTAAAATATGACATTAGAATCCAACTCCTTCGTCTAGTGGAACATCGTTGTAGTCTTCAGCATATACTGGGTTGAGCTCAGTGAAACTCAAAGCCATTGCCATCTGAACTGGGGTACTATCTTCATATGTGATATAGTTACCGGTTCTCATATAATCAACACTCATCTTTGTGAGTGCGCAGGTCTTCATTGTATAGAGGAAAGGATGTTTCTTAGATCCCCTCTTGAACTGAAGTTCAAATGCATCAGGTGCCTTGATGAATAACCCTCTAGGTCCTGAGTTTTCAGCACTACTCTTGGCTGCCATTCTCCTCTTGAAGGTATTAATGATAGACTTAATCTCACTTGATTCCTGCCTACTTCTGGGGTTCAATACAAAAGTGAAGTCGAAGGCACGAAGTTCAACACCTTTGAATAGAAACTCTTTGTTTGGGTTGAGAACAAGACCACTTTCCCTAGAGATAAGTGATGTTGCGTCTACATTGGCTCCAAATAGATTAACACCCTGACCCACAAGATAGGTGGATAAGGCACTTCTAACTGTGGGGTCTGATATGTTATCGAGTGCGTTATCTAATGTTCTTTCCCCAGAGTTCATCAACTTGGTGAGAGTGCCTCCAAGATCTGACTTCAGATCATCAAATGTGAATGAACCGTTACCCTGTTTGATATTACCAATAGCAGAAGCAGCTATACTATTAATCTCATTGGATTCCCAGTTAGTTACATTGGAGTCTGCAATCGAATCGGGCATAGGCAATAGAATATTACCCTCAATGGATTTCTTTGCACAGTTACCACCACCAACACTAATATTCAGAGAGTTTTCCCCTTCACCTGCACTGAAACCTGGTGGGTTATATTTAACCACATTAATAGATAGGTAGTCAGAGTTAGACTCAATCCTAGTAAGTGGGTATCTTAGTTGTCTAAAAGATTTTGCCATATTACTATTTATCTCCTGTTTAGGATGTTACCAACAAAGTCAACACCAACATCCAAAAGATCCCTAATTGTGTTACTAACACCAGTAGATTGATCTCTGTTGTTAGAGTTACCAAGAACCCAATCAAAACTTCTTTTAGATCCAGCAACATACCTATCGTAGGAGAAACTACAAGTTACTCTAGTAATCTCATTATTGGGTCCGTATCTAACAGGGACTGAGGATAGGTTGGAAGGATATAGTCCAATGAAGGAATACTCCATCACACTTCCATTTTCCTTATCACCTTCAAACTTATATACACTAGTAGAGTCACACTTATACCCATCTGATGGGTCGTTGGGATATTTTAGACGATAGTTATAGTTATTTCCACCATATGCCATTCCTGCTGTTCCATTTCCACTGACAACATACTCCATCCAGTGTTCCAACATCTTTAAAGTCTTATATTCACTATCACAATAGAATGATAGTGTAATAGGAGTGAATACTCTTGTATGTGCGAAGTTCTCTACCACTCCGTGGAAGTTAGAACTCTGAACTTGTGACAGTGACGATCCTGGTAGGGAAGCTTCATAGCACATCAAACCAGCACTGTTTGCGATAAACTGAAATCCTACATTCCTAGAAGCCAAATATCCGATAAGTCCAGGACTCAATCCACCAAATTGCACTTGGTAGATATTTGTCCGTGATAGGTTCCCTATTAGAGGACGAACATCCTGTAGGGTTAGATCTCTTCTCACTCTACTAAATACTACTAGGGACTATTATTATTTATATGGCAAGCATGAAGGGTGTTTATAAGCCATCCAACCCTAAAAAGTATATCGGAAACTCCAACAATATCATTTATAGATCAGGTTGGGAGCGTCGTTTCATGATTTACTTGGATAATAAGGAGACAGTAAATAGATGGGGGAGTGAGGAGATTTCAATCAAGTATTGGAACCCTATGAAGAAAAAAGTAGCCAGATACTTTCCAGACTTTTATGTAGAGTATGTCAAGAAAGGAGGCGGAGTCAAGAAGTGTTTGATAGAAATCAAACCCCTTCGGGAATGTAGCCCACCCAAATACACTAAGCGGACTAAGAATGTAATGATTGCCGAAAGTTTGTTTGCACAGAACCAAGCTAAGTGGGCCGCCGCCCAAGAATTTTGCGAAGATAATGGACTTGAGTTCAGAATACTAACAGAAAAGGATCTATTTAAGAATGGCTAGGAAGAAAGTATCCGAACAAAAGAGTTCTAATAGACTGAAACCTATTCTAGATAATCTAGTTGGAATAGAAAAGTCTGATGATATTATGGACTTGGTGATGGCGAGACTCAAGGATACTGAAGTCAATGCACCCATACCAGGAAAGGTATATATTTACAATTACTACGCAAAAACCCCCAATATACTCTACGATCAGTATCCGATTACATCGGTGAACGCAGTGTATAACTGGGGGTTTGTTGGATATAATATGCACTTGAATAAGGTTCGTCAGTATGACTGGAACCAGAGTGCAACTTCTTATTATGAGTTAAGAACTATAGAAGTAAAGACAGCGTTGACTCTACCTCTAAAGTATCTTGTTCAGAACTGATCACTCAACGTGAATCACTCCAGTCATTCCAGCTCCCTGATGAGGACCACAGAAGAACTCATAGTCTCCTACGTCAGCGAACACAATATCTTGTGACTCACCTGGGTTAAACATAAGTGACTCTCGTGATAGATCTGGTCTAGACTCCACAATAATATTATGTGGAGGAAGCATATCGTTCACAAAGTGGACTGTATCTCCTGCGGAGATTGTGAGTTCATTAGGTTCAAATACCAGGTTTCCGTTGAAACCCATTTGAACATCCACAGCATAAGCAGGGAGTGCAAGAAAGAAGGAAGCTACAATAGCTAATAGGAATTTCATAGTAAAATATTCTCCTGGTGTATTAATCAGCTAGTGATTGAAAGTAACTCATTGCATCATCAGTCTCTCCATCATCACTAGAACTCATAGAAGGTAGTTCAGGTTCAGAGTATGAACTCTCTTCCTTAGCGAATGCAGGACGAGAGGAACGAAGTTGTGATTCGATATCCTCATCACCACTATCTTCCTGTGGAGCTGGACGTGAAGTACCACTCAGTCCTAGAACTTGATTCATACGCTTCTTGAGTGTCTCATAGTCCTTGAACTGATCAGGGGCTACGAGTTCAGCGAGGGAGTGTTCTTTCTTCCAGATACCCTCTAGAACCTCGTCATCATCGTTGAGGGCAGTAACCTTACCGAATCCAGAGGAATCGTAGTTACGATAACCTGCAACACTCTTAG